GGCGTTGGCGCATATCCACCAGTATGTTTCTTCGGACATGCTCATTTTGTCGCCGGATTCGTCATTTTCGTACTTTTCGCCGCCTCCTGTGTCGTATCCGGCACGCCAGATCCTCATGGAGCCGGTTCCATCGGCCATGGGATATTCTGTGTCGAAGGTCAGGGCCTCGACGGCTTCCCACGACGGCAGGAATCCGTAATGGATGAGCCAGCCGGTAATTCCGTGGATATCCCGCGCCCAGGCCCAGACTGTAAACCAGAATCCGGATTTCTGGACGTCCACGCCCAGGGTCAGGGCGATGGCGCTTTCGGGAACGGTCTGGGGCGCCAGGTCGCAGCGCGCTTTGAGGATGTCGTCTGTCTTTTTCGGTTTTTCGGATCGGTCTTTCCAGGCTTCGGCCTTGTGCTGGGTGACAAATCCTTTGTGTTTGATGATGTCGCCTTTGCCGCGCAGGTAATCGGCGGCGACTTTGGAGAGGCTGACGAAAGGGGAATACCACGCGCGTCTTGGTAAATCGTTTTTATATTCAGGAATTAATTTTAAAACCTGTTTGTTTGAGCAATCAAGATGCTCTTCAACCCATTTTGCGGCTTCTTTTGCTTTCATGATTTTCTCCTTTCGTCAATTTTGGTTATTTTTCCGCCACGTTTCAAAAACTCTTCAACGGTTTCGGCTTTTTGATGATTTTGAAACAGGCGGCTTTCGCATCTTTGGAATAAGCGGTCGGTTATGGCTTGCGCCCTGTCCGCCCGCGCTTTGCTAACAAGGCGATTTCTCATAGATTTCTCCTTTCGGCTCTTTGAAAATCGAATAATGCTTGACATGGCCGGGGTTTGCGGCCCCGTCCGGGTGGGACTATTTTTTGGTTTTAGGCCTCCCGCCTTTTTTCCCATTCTCCCGGCTGGAGGCGGATTTTTTGGGGGATTTGATCGAGCCGAGAGCGGCGGCGGCGGCGGATGTTGGTTTGATCCCAAATTTATCAGCTATCGTTTTTGTGGCACTCCACCAATACCCGCCCACATTATCCGTAATAGTTGCTATTTTTTGCCCGGGGATAACCTCAGCGCGATTGATGATTTTTCCCTGCATCCAGTAAGCCGCTCTTTGGGTTTTTCCGTTACCACCTTCCGCAAATTCGATAGCTTCTTTTCTGCTTTTTGCGATCATCTGTTTCATATGATGTGTCCTCCTGTTTTATTTTGTTGATGCTAATATATACCTAGCGCTAGGATTTGTCAAGCATTATTTTCAATTATTTTATAAAATAAAAAAACATAATAAAATTAATATAATAAATTACGTCAACCTCAACAATCCGTAAGAATCCATTAAACTTCCTTAAACTTCCATCAAAGTTCCTTAAAGTTCCATCACAATTCCGTAAAATCACCAACCGCCCAAAAAACAGGGTGTATGCTGTGCCCACGCATAGTTCTCCTTTGCATCTTCAGCCGGCCGGAGGCGCTCAACCCACGTCTCCGGCCAACAAAAAAGGCGGTTTAGATGACATTTACAACCTGGACAGTTCTATATAACGCGATGCTGGATCAACTGGCATCCGGAAATATAAACATCGGCACCGTTACACGCGGCGACAAAACCATTACATATAAATCAAATAAAGAATTTTGGGAAATGCTTTCCCAGGTCGAACTCAAAGCAAAAGCCGAGTCCGGCAGCTTCGTCCCACGGACCTATGCCAAGCAGGGAGGCCGTGGAGTATGATCAACGCCGCTCAATTAATCACCGAAGCCATTGACAGCGCCGTCGGCATTATCTCACCACGCCGCGCCCTGATCCGCCGGGCCTATCGTGAGCGCCTCAACAACGTCAGCCAGCGCGCCGAAATGTACGCCGCCGCCAAGACCACGCGCCTGACCGGTGCCTGGAATCCCACAAACTCCAACGTCAACGACATCATCAGCGCGTCATCACCGTACCTTCGCGCGCGCGTCCGCCAGTTGATCCGGGATTTCCCTTATCTGGCACGCGCCGTCAACATCCTAGTCGATTACTCCGTCGGCACCGGCATCATGTACCAGTGCACCGTGGAAGACGCCGACGGCAAACGCGACAAAACAACCATCAAGAAAATTGAAGACGCCGTCAAGTGGTGGATGGACGAAGCCGACGCATCCGGCAAGCTGCATTATTACGACATCATGCGCCTCGCCAAACGCCAGGACATCGAGTCCGGCGAATTTCTCATTGTAAAAACATTTCCGAAAAAAATCGCCAATCAATACATTCCGTACAAATTACAGATCTACGAGCCCGACTGGCTGACATCCTCAAAAGATCGTTACGCAACCGGCGGGATCGACATCAACGCCAGCGAGAAGGATACCGAGATCCGCAACGGCGTCGAGTATTACAAATTGACCGGCCGCGTCAAGGGCTACTGGTTCGCCGATCCTAACTACGGCGGCAATGCCGTTTATGTGGACGCCAAAGACGTTATCCATGGATTCGACATGCTTCGCCCGCAGCAGTTGCGCGGCGTCACGCCGTTTGCCGCAGGCGTCCTGATCGCCAATGATCTCAGCTCATACCTGGACGCTGAAATCGATGCCGCCAAGCTCGCCGCCAAGTGGCTGGCCATCATCGAGACGCCGGACCCGACCGCGCGACAGATGGGCCTGACCACACAGACCGCCGGCAACGGCACCGACATCCAAAAGATCGAAGAATTAGAAAACGCCATCATCGAATATTTACGACCGGGAGAAAAAATCAACATGCAGGGCGCGAACCGGCCGGGCACAACCTTCGCGCCGTTTGTCCGCCTTGTCCTGACCATGCTTTCGATAGTCACCGGAGCGCCTTATGAGCTGATTTCCGGCGATTATCAGGGCCTTAATTTTTCCACTGCGCGAATCGTCCGCAACGATTTTTCGCAGCAACTGCGTCCTATCTCTACCCGCCACATCCGCCAATTTGCCATGCCTTCCGTGAGTACGGCGATTGATATCGCCGTGCTTACCGGCAAATTGACCTTGCCGGGATACTGGCAGAACCCGCGCCGATATTATGCCTCTGAATGGCAGCCGCCGGGAATGGACGCCGTCGATCCGCTGCGCGAAGCCAAGGGCCAGATCGAATCCATCAGCTTTGGATTGAAATCACCGCAGGAAGTGGCCCGCGAACGCGGACGCGACCTGGAAGACATCTACAAGGAAATCGCGGCAGCCAAAGAAATGGCCGCCGAAATGGGGCTGGAATTTGAATCAGCCGATATGCCGGAAAAAAACAACCCGGCCGCAATAATAGAAGAAGATTAATGTAGGGCGGGCACCCCGTGCACGCCGAAATGCGGATCGATCGGCGATCGATCCCTACAAATAGCCATAGAGGGCAAAAACATGAAAAAACACAAAATCAAACTCAACCAGCGTGCTGAAAGCGCCGAAACAACCATCAACTACCGCTCCGCGCCCTTTAACTTTCGGGCGGACGGCTTTTCCACGCTCGACGAAAAAGAACGCTCCGTCGAAATCGTTATGGCCACCGAAGCCCCGGCCATCGTCCGGGACTGGGACCGCGGCGCCATCAACGAAGTCTTGCTCATGTCCGGCGCGCAGCTCCCGGCCAGCCGACAGCTTGTCTTGCTCGATACACACAGTCGTTATGATACGGCCAGCGTCATCGGCTCCGTCCGCAATATCAACATCGCCGGAGACAAGATGATCGGCCGCGCCTATTATTCCAGCGCTCCCGAAGCGGAAAGCCCCTGGATCAAGACGCGCGAAGGCCACCTGACCGATTATTCCATCGGCTATCGTGTCGATGAAGCCGTCTGGATCCCCGAAGGCCAGACGCAATCCATCAGCGGCAAAGTATTTAACGGCCCTTTACAGGTCGTCACAAAGTGGACACCCCGCGAGTTGTCGGCGGTCCCCATTGGCGCAGATCAGTACGCCAAGGCGCGGGCTGATATACAATCAAAAACATTAACCAAGGAGGAAACACAAATGGATCCAAAAGTAAGAGCAATGCTCGAAGCAAAGGGACTTCCGGCCACAGCAACGGATGAAGAAGCAATCGCGTTCATGTCGCGTATGGAAGTCAAACCCGAAAAACCAGCCGAATCAGCGGCGCCCGCCCAGGACGTGGAAAAAATCCGCTCCGAAGCAACCGGCGAACTGCGCGAGACCATCCGCGAAATCGACGCCCTGTGCGCCAAGTATGAATGCCAGGACATGGCCCGCGAGCTCATCATCAGCGGCAAATCCCTGGCTGACGCCCAGCGCGCCATCATGGACGAAGTCTTCAAACGCGCCCAGAAGCAGAACATCGGCACCGGTATTGAGATCACCGCCGACGCGAGGGATAAATTCCGCGCCGCCGCCGAACACGGCCTCATTCTCCGTGCCGGTTACAAACTCGAAAAACCCGTTGCCGGCGCCCAGGATCTCCGCGGCTACACGCTCGTTGAGATGGCCCGCGAATGCCTGAGAGTCACCGGGCAGGATCATCGCGGCAGCTCCAAAGAAATGGTCGGCCGCGCCCTGACCACATCCGATTTCCCGAACATCCTGGCGAACCTGGCCACGAAGTCCATGCAGCAGGGATGGGACGACGCCCAAGAAACCTGGCCGATCTGGACCGGTGAGGGCTCCGTCTCCGATTTCAAGACCTATTACGACAACGGCCTGTCCGAGTTTGACGATCTGGAAGAGATTCCCGATTCCGGCGAAATCAAGATGGGCGGATTTACCGAAAAATCTCCGGAAACCTACGCCATCAAGAGTTACGGCAAAAAGTTCAAGGTTACCCGCGTCATGATCATCAATGACGACCTGGGCGCTTTGACCGCCATGCCCGCCAAACGGACCGAAGCCGCGAACCGCAAAATCGGCGATGTCGTTTACGCCATCCTGACCGGAAACGGCACCATGGGCGACGGATACTCCATTTTTGACGCGACCCATCACGCCAACGACGCCGTATCCGGCTATCGCAGCGCTCCCGGCATTGCCAACCTGGCCGAAGCCATCAAAGCCATGAAGTCTCACAAGGATATCGCCGGCAAACGCCGCCTCAATATCCGTCCGAATTTCTTCCTGGCACCCGTTGCCCTCGAAGGATCAGCTGAAGTCTTTTTCCGTTCGGAAAGATTCTCCGACAATTCCACCGTGGCAACCGATTCCAGCTTCGCATCAACCCGCGTCAATCCCTATGCAGGGAACTACCTGACCCGCGTGTACGAACCGCGCCTGGATGACGATTCCGCCTATGCCTGGTATCTGGCAGGACCCAAGGGCAAGACCATTAAAGTCATGTTCCTGAACGGTCAGCGCGGCCCCATCCTCGAAATGACCCAGCCCGGATTCTCCGTGGAAGGCTTCGAGTATGCAGTCGTCATCGACGTGGGCGCCTATGCCACCGATTACCGCGGCCTGTATCGGAACGAAGGAGCTTAAGAAATTATTGTCAACGTAGGGCGCGATCCCCGATCGCGCCGAAATACGGATACTAAAAACACTGTCATCCCGGCGCAGGCCGGGATCCAGTAATAAAAAAACCTTTTAAATTGGAGGATATAATCATGATTAATAAAGTTCAGGATGGAAAACTCCTGCATTTGACCGTACCAAAAACCGTAGATGCCGGCGAGCCCATTATGGTCGGCAACGCCATCGCCGGCGTCGCCCAGACCAGCTACAATTCGGCGGACGGCAAAGCCGTCATCGACACCGAAGGCGTGTTCGACCTAAGCGTCAAGGGCGCCAATGACGCCGGAAACGTGGCCGTCGCCATCGGCGACAGGTTATATTACACGTCAACCGATACGCCGGTATTAAGCAAGAAAGTATCCGGCAAATTCTTCGGCATAGCGCTGGAGACCGTCGATTCCGGATCGACCTCGACCATCAACGTTAAGATCGGCGGACAGAGCGGCATGGCAACAGCGCCGATGGTAGTATTCGCTGCCGGTATCAATACCGTCAACGACAGCCCGCTGGCTGCCACTGAATTTATTCCCGTGACCGGTATCCTGGCCACCGACGTTGTCGTCTGCACCCTGAGCGTTAACAGTGGATCGCCTTCGCTGTACATTTTGTCAGCGATTGCCGCCGCATCGCCCGCAGGCATCACCGTAACCGCGTCCGGCACCTTCGCCGCCGGCGACAAGATCAACTATCTGGTCCTGAGAGCGGCCGCTTAACGACGTCAACCATTCAACCAACCAGGGCGGCCCAACCGCCGCCCTTTTTTTAAAACCAGCATCGCGATTTACAAAATTATGGAGGACAAAATGAAAAAATATTTACGCGGGATTACCGCCTTAATCATCGCTGTAGCCATTATGGGCATCACGTCTCTGGCCAGCGCAGCCGGTACAGTCACCATCACCGGCCAGTGGGTCGCGATGGATCAGAGC